CTTGGGTTCTAGCCAAGCCTACTCTTTTTGTTCCCATTTTATAATCCTCCGTTTGTAATCATATCATAAAATAATACGAGCCCCGAAGGGCTCACAGGTAAGTAGTTTTAGACAAACGAAAGCCCCCGTCAAAGACGGAGGCTTTACATTTATATTGCTACTAGTGTTTAGCTAGTTGCGCCTGCCTGTCCAAGGAGTCCCTGAACAATAACCAAGCCGTACATATCAGAACGAACCATCTGCTTGGCATAGCGAGTCATCACGCCCTTACGGGGCACGAAGTCCTCTGGTCCAAAGATGGTAGGTGTGGTCTGCAGCGGCACATAAGGTGCATACACATATCCACTTTCAAGGAAAGAGGAACCACGACGTCCGACTAGAATGACGTTGCGCAAGAAGTAAGGATCGACAACAACGTCGAACTTCTTCGAAAGACTTCCGACCTTCACAGCTCCAATGGAGCCCTTCTCGTCGTCAGCCGTAACGCTAGCACGGAATCCAGCAGTGAACTCAAGCACGTTGGCAACTTCAGGTCCGCAGACGATGAAGTTAGCGCCACCACGCAGAGTCTTACGATGGATTTGCGCAGACACATCATTGATGGTCTCGGCAAGTGTCTCATACCACTCACTTACAGTACCGGTGAAGTCGGGTGCAGCAGAGCTAGCTCCGATCTCCTGTCCAGTCTCGCGGTTAACGAACAGACCCGGGGAACGCGACCAGTAATAAGTGGCAGCGGAAGCACCCTGGATAAGATCTTCGATAATCTCACGATCAATCTCAAGAGCAATTTGCTCGGAGAGAATGCTTGTAAGCTCGACCTCGGCATCAAGGTTGTGGTAGGCGTTAAGATCTTGTCCTAACTCCGGAGTCCACTTGGCCTTGAGTTTCTTGGTCACGGCGGTTACAGCGATGCTGTCCACCTTAATGTCGATCTCGGGAATAAGTTCGTTATTCTCCAGACCCCACTCGGTAGCACCAATAACAGCACCAAGAGCATTAGCAGCATTAAACTGATCCGTAATAGGGAAGCTCAAGGTCATGTTAGTCGATCCTGTAATAGCACCCAGAAGTCCGGTTGCGAAACCATCATCCAAGGCAACAGACCCGCTCTCGTTAACGAAAACGAACTGAAGCTTATAAGCAGCATTACTGGGATCCTCACCACCGGAGCCCGAGTTAAGAGTTGTCAAACGACGAACCATACGCGCGGAGTTAAGTCCAGGCGTAGCGAGAATGCTATCAAGAGCAATAGCGCTTAAGTCATTAACATTAAGCTGCTCAAGATTGCCCGCGCTAGAGCCAGTTGTGTGGAACACAATTGCAGAAGAACCTGAAAGATCAGGATCATACTTACATGCGGCGTCCAAGGTGGCCTGATCGCCTACCGAGAGAGGATTAGCCCCCTCACCACCAACAGCTCCGATAGTACCCGAAGCAACGAGAACCCATCCGAGCTTACCCTCTGCCGGCGCAAACGCAGCCGAACCTGTGGGAGACGCATAGCCATTATTCAGTCCATAAGGACCAAGCTGCGAACCACTTGGGGCTCCAAGATCCACACCACCAGTAATCTGGGAACCGACGCGATCTCCACCATAAAGCGAAGTCTCATCAGCCGGATAACCTAGACGCGGAAGACCTGGGCCGTCCGTAGATGTGGTGAAATCCAGGAAGAAAATGAGTCCCGAGGGGAGACTCATGGGCTGAACGCTAACGAGATCGTTTGCGATCAGACCGGCAAATACACGACGAACGATTGGGAATGCGACGGCTGCGAAACCCTCAACATCTCCACCACTCATTGTGCTTGCCTCACGGAGAAGCTCCTTTGCCTGATTCTCAAGCAGACGGGCCATTCCGTTGCGGGCGCGATCATTAGTCATTCCTTCCAGAAGACCTGTGCGCTCCCATTTGGTAATTAGTGCGTGACCTTCAGCACGCATATCTCGATTAACAATACCTTCTGTTAATCTATCAACAATACCAGCCATAATTTAATCACCTCCTTATAATATAATGATTGTTTTTTACTTTATTCCAGCTAGTCTCTTCATCCGATCTTGGAAAGGATCGGCAGAAGGCTTCTCTGTGCGAGAAGCACGAATTACAGACGAACGACGAGTGATTGCTTCGCTCAGCGATTGTGGTCCACGTTTTGGAGTGGACACCACTGTGCTTTGAAGCGTATCAAAAATTGTACGCGCTTCTGTAACTGAACCAGCGCCGGAAATAGCTTCGACAATTTTATTTTTTTGTCGCTCATTTAAGGAGGCATTTCTCAACACGCGGTTCGAATATAACAAACGAGCATTAGAAAGATTTACATCTTGCAAACCTTCTTTAAGCTCTTCAATTGTCTGTTTATATTGTGAAAGATGATCTGCGAGTTTTTTGTTTTCAAACACCAACTCCTCATAAGCATCTTTCGTAATCTCTAAATCTTTTTGCACATCAGTACTGCGGCGATGTGCTAATTCTTTTTTAGTTTGGTAATCTTGTTTAAAATCGGGGCTTCCGGCCCAGCCTGACAGTTGGGCGCCCATATCGACGGTCAGCTCTTCTGCGATGGCATCAATAAGCTCGTCGGTGACAATACCTTCTTCAAAGGATCCCCGCTGGGTACTATCGGTAGCCTTCGTGGCGGCAGCAGAAGCAGCTAGGGCGCCGGCGGAAGACGATCCTTCAGAATCTTTTTCGTCATCGTCATCGGAGTCTTCGTCAACATCATATAAATCCGAGGCGCCTTCTTGATCGTCTTCATTTAAAATGTTGCGTAGCGTGTTTTCATCAAATTCATACTCGGTTTGGGTGTCCAGCTGTTCTTGCAGTTGGCCCACGACCTCCTGAAGTGCATCAAGGTTTACGTTGAACTCTACCTCTTCGCCTTCTTGAGGAGCCTCGGATAAACCGTTGCCCGAAAGAGAAGAAAAATTATCCGTGGCGGCCAAAGGGATGTTATCAACAATTTCTTCGCCTGCAGGTGTCTCGGCGCCGGCGGCATCTGCCATAGGATCTCCAGCATCAGCTCCAAGATCACCACCGAGATCTAACTCCGGGGCGGCGCCCTCTGTCTCGTCGCCACCTCCCAGGTCGCCAAGCTCGCCTTCCTCTTGCTCAAGGAGTTTCTCCATGGTGTCACGGACTTGTGAGGAATATTTATTAATTATCTCACTTTCGGCACTTTTAAGGGCTGCCTCGCGCAAGGCCTTGGCGTCGACAATCGCTTCTTTTAATAAATTAGACATACACAAGCTCCTAAAAAAAACTAATTCAAAATAAATAGTCTCTATTGAATCAAAATACCCTATTTAGGAGCCACCTCTTTCTATAATCCACCACTTTTTTCCATCAGAATGAAGTGTGCGCGTTGAATAGCTAGATTTCAATGTAATCATATTGGTATAATCAATCAATTCGCCCCCAGTAATAATTTTTAATATATGAGTGCCTTTAATTTTATATCTCTCTCCATCGCTACAGATTTTTTTAATGACGAGTACTCTTCCGGCGTTATCACACGCAGGAGGCAGGCGCGCAGTAATAGCACAGTCGCTGGTATTAAACAAGACCGTATGATCGCCATCTTGAAAAAGATATTTCTGCTCACACACCTCTTTAATGTCTTTAAAAACGGCGCCGTTAATGTGGGTTTCGCCATGGCTTTGAAAAAGACTAGACGCTTCAATCTTTAGGCTTCGGACTTTTCCTTTAACGTTCAATGTGGTGCTAGAGGGATCATAAGTAAGTTTATCCGATCCGGCAAATGATTTAGTACCTTTGAATTGTAGACTATTTTGCGGCCCGTCAGGGTGCGGCGTTTTAAATTTTAAATATCCATCATATAGGTTCTTCAATGAAGTGTGGCGCGTTTCTCCTCGGGATACGTCTTCCACCATTAAAATATCAGCATCTCCAATATTTTGACCTTTTTCTTGTACATTTGCACAGTTAGTGGGCGACACATATAATTTTCCGTTCTTAAAGTCAAGAGCACCGTGCGGACTTAAACTAACCTCTACACCAGCAGATGTCACGCATACGCCGTCGCCACTTTGAACAACTAATTGATGATCGCGCGAAGCGAGTCCTTTTGAATAATTAATAGATTCCGCTGGAACCAATCCCGATATACTGTGGGCTGGGATGTGCGAGAGTCCCCCCGCAGAGCCCGTAAAGCATGTTGCCATGACGCTATCGGTGCGCAAAGTCTTACCGTCAAAAGTTAAATTGTAATGACCTTTGGCTGTCTTGGCGCCAATATAAGTTAAAACACCATGTGTAGGGCTTTTAACTAGTGTGTCGAACGCTACCTTATTTTCAGTGGCACAGGGGCTTTCAGCGTCAGTGTCATAAAACACACTAGCGCTAATTGTGCTTTTAAATACTTTAACCCCTTCTATTTCCTGATCGGCATGCTGATCAACCGACCCTTCTACAATTCCCTTTACAACGTTATAGGCCATTTATAATCTCTCCCCCTATAAATAGTTGATAAAAAAAAGGATGCCCCCCGAGAGGGGCATCCAGGCAAGAAAGGAGACCTTTCTAAAGCCAAATGTTGTTGATTAGGAAAGCAACCATGTGTCCGAGCCAACAAAAGTAAGCGAAACCGATGCATATGGCGACTCAAGAATAACCGATGTTGCGCCATCAATTGTTTGAGAGCCAGCGCGGGCAATCGTAAGATTGTACGTGCTTGCATTCGACGGAGCCTTAACAGTAACTCTATCACCAGCATCAGGACTTGCAGGCAATGTCCAAGTGCGGGCAGCCGAGAAAACGGCAGACGAATAGTTAAATCCCTCTTTTAATGTACCAGCCGAATCACCAATATTTTGTGGCGTCGGGGATGCATCCGAAGAAAGAACACCATCTGTTGCTGTCAAGCCAGCTCCAGCCATGGCCGAAACGAGATCAGCAATGCTTTCTTTGCGAGAGGCATTGGAGTCGTTAGCATCGACAATAGCAATACTGTCAGCAGCAACGTCAACAGCAGCAGCGGAAAGGTCATTAAGATCAACCTTCACATCATTTGCAGCTACAGACAAGCCACCATTTGTTGCGTTAACTACCGCGAGAACTGCGGAAGAAGCTGTGAGGCCAGCTCCAGCAAACAAGCTAGCAATATCATCAATGTTTTCCTTAGCGGCGGTGCCTGTGGCGCCCCCATCAAGGAAGAGCATATAGTCGCCGGAAGCAATAGCAGCTTCGCCGGCTTCGGTAAGATCGACGTCAACTTGGTTTGCCTGAACATCAATCAGCGAACCGGCACCAACAGCAAGAACACCAGAAGAAGCCGCGAGACCATCACCAGCCTGTGCGCTAGCAAGATCAGCAAACGAATCTCTCTTCATAACTCCATCAGCATCGCGGAAATACACCGAATCGGCAGCCACATCAAGCGCTGTATCAGCAGCAGCAATAGTATTTGCGCCGGCTAATGTTGTAGAACCGGAAACCTTTAAATCACCACCAAAAGTAGCAGCACCGTTCATCTGAAGCAGACCCGAGCCACTAATTTCACCAGCAACTTTAAGAATTCCGCTCTTAAGCTGAAGCAAGTCAGTGTCAGCAGCAATACCAATATTCTGGTCGTTGTTAAGAACAATGGCGTGGCCCTTAAGGGTAGCCGAGGAACTCAAAATACCAGCAACAGAAAGCTGACCAGATGTCAGCGTCATTAAGTCAGTGTCGCCAACAACACCAATACTCTTACCAGGAGCAAGAAGCAACTGAAGACCCGAAAGCTGGCCAGAACCAGAAACTGTAGTACCAACAATAGTGGACGCCGAGCTAGCACCGATAGCAGTACCATCGATGTTACCGCTGTCAATATTAACGTTTGTCATTGCCTGACTAGCGCAATTCAATGCAGATCCAAGAGCATCAATGTGCCCAGTATCAACATGAAGTTCTGCCCATTGTTTTGCCGATGTACCGAGATCGCGAGCGCTATCAGTTGACGGGATAAGATCCGAGTCAAACTGACCAGTACATGTGATGGTGTCGCTTGTGGCATTACCAAGGTCAACATCGCCAGTGGCGCTAAGCGTAGTCACAGTAGCTGCGGCTGCAGTGTTTGCGCCAAGAATACCATCAACATTAACAGCTGTTACTGTATCAATGTGACCAGTATCGATGTGAGCCTCTGCCCATTGAAGTGCGGTAGTACCAAGATCACGAGCGCTGTCAGATGACGGCACAAGGTCGGAATCGAAACGACCGGTAGCTGTAATGGTATCGCTTGTAGCGTTACCAAGATCAACATTACCGGCTACCGAAAGATCACCATCACCAATTGAAACATTACCATCGGTAATATCCAGCGCGGTGGCGCCGTTGGTACCTTCAATAATAAGCTTCTCTTCAGAAGCGTCCCACATCATGTAGTCACCGCTGGTGGCGGAATTGAATGTAACATCAGCGCCGGCACCATCGGAACCAACCGTGATAGCACCAGTGACAGCCAGTGTTGAGCCGGCGGTCAGCGCGCCGACGAAATGAGCAGCCCCAGATCCGGAAACAACACCGGTCTGCGAAACCATAAACTTTTGATTTCCAGACGCGTCATAGACGTCAAGTTGTCCTTCCTGAACCAATGCTCCGGACATTATAGCCTGTCCTAATTGAAATTTATAAGCCATTTATAAAAACCCTCCATATTATAGTTTTTTATGGTTATTGGATAAGTGCAAACACACCTCTCCAAATTTTGAGAGCAAGCCAAAGCTCGCCCTCACCTATAAATAGAGCGCCGTGCTCACTTCGGATCACCTTTCTTAAGAGCCGATCGCATAAAGGGCGCCCTTGTACCAACTCCATATAAAACTAAAATATTCTATAGGATCCTGAAGTCACATAGCATAGCTCAACGGCGCCATATGGCGATTCTATAGTGATCGTAGAGGCACCATCAATAGTGTTGTCTGCGTAAGCTTGAATGATCAGTGTATTAGTGCTGCTCACGCCGGGAGGCGCCTTGACGCGGACCACATCTCCTACCGTTGGCGCAGAGGGAGTAGTCCATGTGCGCGATGCATCAAAGGCAGTTGTTCCATAATTAAAACCGGCGGCTAAAGTTCCGTTAGCATTACCAATTGCTGTTATAGTAAGGGTGCTTCCGCCGCCCGATGCGTTTATGCCGGTCAATCGGCTGCCATCGCCCATAAAGTACGAGCCTGAAATGCCGGCGCTAGCAGTCAATTCGCCAGTAAGGGCTAAAGTAGAGCCATCAAAGGTTAAGTTAGACTCACAAATTAAAGAATTGGCATCACCATCTACATTTGTAATGATGGCATTGTTTGTCGCATTTGAAACGCGAGGTACATTGATAACTGAAGAGCCGTCCGAAGTACTTAAGTTGCCTGAAACAATGTTTCCAACGATTAGATCGCCTGGAATATATTCTTGCGCAGCAATAACTGTACCTGATAATGCGTTATAAGCCATGCAGCACGTCTCCTTATATTAATTAGAATACGTGCCAATTAGTTCCATTAGAATATAAGTTAATGGCCGGCATCGTGCCTGTAAGTAGATAATAACTTGATCCTTCAATTAAGAAATTCCCTGCAGGCAGTGATGCTGACACATAGATAGCAGTACCGGCACGGTGTTCATACTCATCTTTAATGATCATAAGGGCGCCTGCACCAGCTGCAGAAGCACTAGGCAGGTATAGTGTTTGATTACCGCTGCCGCTACATCCAATAATGTAATCATCGGTTGCAATATTTCCATTAGCCGTAATCGCGCGATACCGGCCCGAAAACGCCCTTACAGAAACACGACCATCCACCACTGAAGCGCTTAAGGCATACGTATTTGGACTTACACCAGCGGGCGCAATAACCAAACTTCCCGTTCTAATGTGTTCATCATCATCGCTATCTCCAAAATAAGTGGAGCCGGTAGCATCAATAATAGCGATATCTTCAATATGATAAACACTGGCGCTAATTGCGCCAGTTATAATCATGGTACCTGACAAAACCAAGGTATGGGGATCGTAACTATAGGTCGAAGCAGAATAATAGGTTAAATACGCCGAGCCGGTAGTCTCTCCGCCGGATTCCGTGACAAACTGAAGGGAGTACGGTGGGCCCGCAGAGCCCGATCCGTCGCTTCCTTGATCGGAACAATTTATATATGCCCACCCAAAAGACATCTTTTATCCGACTCCTACAGAGCCTGACCAGTTAGGACCTCCAGCTTCCACGACACCATTAATCGTGCGTTGATCCGCCGTAACGCGGCTACTCGGAATGTTTGTTAAGCCGGCTAATACATCAAATGTGAATGTAGAACCGTCCTCGGACATAAACCAGAGTTCGCTTGTCTTCATATCAATGGGGCCCCTTAAACTTGAACTAAGGTGAATCCGAAAGTTATAACCCTCACCGGCACCTCCACCGCCCCCCTTTCCATGAAGGCCGTTTTCACTAAAGGCAACCCGCAAATTACGGCTTTTCATAGCCTGATTGGGTTCAATTTGAAACCACTTTGTAAGGGACGGGAATCTTACTACTAATGAGCCCCCAGCGCTCGCTGACGCTGGAGCTAAACAAGAGCCCGACACAAAAGGCTGGCCACTCACCTGATAAGAGCCAACATTGTTTAGGCCCGGGGGTAGTTTCCATGAATCTGCTGGCATTATAAATCTCCTATAAAAAGCATGTTTTCAATATAAATAGTCACTTATTTCTTCTATTGCGCCTTTCTTGCGCTTTGATTTTTTTTAATCTGTCTCTTTGTCGAGTTCGCTCTGCACGGATGCGTTTTTCTTTTTTTACAACGGAAGGTTTTTTATATCTTCTACGGTCTTTTACTTGTTCGATGATTCTTTCTTTTTTAACTTTTTTGTTAAACTTGCGAATCATTCTTTCATTATTGTTTCTGCATTCCCGTGCATGCACAGTAATGTTTGCTTTTCTACTCATATTGTCCTACTTCATCTTCTGCCAAATTGCGGAGGCGCCACCGAGTAAATTAGAAATATCCACCCCGGCATCACCTGGGGATCCTAGATCCACGGATCCGGCCTTTGGGCTCCCGGATTCATACGAATTCATCGGCTCGGTATTTTCAAATAAATTAACTCCGTTATATGCATCTGCATTAATTGAATTCATAAGCTTGGACCGGTGGTTTTGCAGTTGTGTGCGTGTTTGGCGCGCCTTACGATTAGCCATGGCGTCTTCTTTAAATAGTTTTTCGGAAGATTTTTGTGGTGTTTCTACTATAAGGCTCCCCTGCATGCCTTTTGCCACTTCGGCTACAACATTTGATAAAAGACCTTCTTCGATGAGGACTTCGTGAATACACTCTTTTACAAGGGGCTTAATTAATTGTTTTAAATCTGATTTTTTCATTTTATTCCTGCTATTAGTCTCCATCTTTGATAGATTTTGTGTTCCTTCAATGGCTCACTATGTTTATTCCTTGGATCTCCAAGTTCTTGTGTCGGCGAAAGATCCTTGTAGGCTTTGTACGCTTTGGAAAATTCCTCTGTTGCTTTGCGGTAACTATCAACCCACTGCTTCTGGGGAACCGCGGGGGGTGGTGCGGACTTCTTTGTTACTTCGTGCCATGCTTCAACAGCTTTGTCAAAAGCTTTTTTGATTGCCGCCGAGTCAATCTCTTTATCTGGTTCTGCGTCTGATGCTTCTGGTTCTGCGTCTGATGCTTCTGGTTCTGCGTCTGATGCTTCTGGATCGTCCTTTAACACCAATTCGACTTCGACCTCTTCAGAGTCCTCGGGGTCTGTGGCAGGCTCTTCGTCAGTAGAAACCTCTGGTTCCGAGGGGGTCGTTGGGGGCGGCTCTTCGGAGGCAGGGGCTTTGGGAGACGGCTTTTCAAAGCGCACAGTATTGGTGTTGCCCCAACGATTTAAAGCTTTTAAAACGTTTTTCTGTGTGGGCTTGTCCATATTTAAAGACGCAAGAAAATCAAATAATTCGCGAGCCGATTCGGCACTTATAACTCTTTGGGGCTCATCGGCGCGCCCCACCAGACTGACCGCTTCAAGCACAATATCTTCATCATCAGCTAGATCTGCAATTAAATCCGCAATCGAGTTAGCGATCGCCGGCGGTACCCCGCGAGTTTCAAATGTCTTTAATAGCGAATCTGCATTGCTTTTTGAATTGATGCCAAAGCTATTGCCCCAATTATAATCAGCTGTGCCGGTGTCAGAAGGGCCCGGGGTCCGATCGGGACCATCATCCGACGAAGGTTCTTCTTCTCTAGGGGACCAAATTGCTCGGGCTCGCGAGCCTGTTCCGCCAATTCTTTCGCGGTCGTCCGAGGATTCGGATTCATCGCCATCAAGAGAGTCGACGTCGGAGACTGGTTCGCGAGAGCGCGCCTTCCAGCGGTCGGGATCTTCCTCTGTCTTCTTCTTCTTCTTCTTTCCGAACCAGCCGCGCTTCTTGGTCTTCTCGGGCTCCGCTGCGGCCTTCTCTTCTTCTTCGGCTTCTACCTCTTCTTCTTCGCTTTTGAAGATTAGAGATTGGAGAGATTTGGCCTTTCTCTTGGCCCCCTTCCACAAGTCACTGGGCCACCATTTTGGGCGTTTTTCGTAGTTTTCCAAGGATTCGAGGGCGCCGGCGATTCCGGCACTATCAGTTTGTTTTCGGGCTTTTTCCACTTCTTTTTTGATATCTTCTTTAAGCTTGTTTTCTACGCGCTTGAGGGCCTCTAGCCATTCGTCCAGGTGCTCCTGGTTACCGGCGAAAGAGGCGGGGTTGACACCTCCCAAGTCCAAAAGGAGGCTTGTGGCGCGCAATAAGTTGACGTTGTTAGCCGGCCAACCAATCGTTTGAAGCATATAAAAGAGTATAGGACTATATTCAACGATGGGGTTCATACGGCCTGCCTCTTTGTTAAAAAGGAGATCGAGCCTGGGTGAAGCCAATATCTCATCCGCGATCGCCTGTATTCTTGCGTCTTCCTCTGGCTTCAGCCGTTGGAAACCAACACTCTGTAAGAAGCTGACTTCATTTAATTGCTCTTTGTCGCCTTTATTCTTATCTTCAAAAAGAAATTCTCTCCACTTGTCGTGGCGACCCTTATCACCCTGAAAACTGCTCCAGTCACTCATTGTCCAAAACCTCGTTCAACAGTCTATTGATACGATCGGCTTTGGTGAATACATTGTTTTTGAAATTTTTGGCCTCTTGCATCATAAATGCATTCGGAGTGGATGGCTCCGACACAAAATCAAAACAGATTAATTGAAAGTCATCCTCAACAATCGTTTGACCTGCGCTTTCAGTAACCGAACCCATTCCTCGCGAGGAGATTCCAAGTTTAACTCCATCGCTGACCAGCTCTTGGAGGATTTTTCCAGAAGGAGTATTCAATACTTTAACTTTTCCCATAACATTCTTGTTATCCCACCACACTTCAGTAATCATATGCGAAGCATTTCTCAAATTTATAACCGAATCTTCTGGATGATCTAGTTCTCCGAGCGCTCTTTTTTCTTGTACGAGTTTTTGGTAGTTTTTCATCTCGCGCATTAAAACACGGTGAGGGTAAATTCTACCATTGCCGTTTTGAACATCAGCTTCTTGTAGTTTACCAGACAAAATCATGCCGCCGTTTGCTACGTATCTCTTTTCCTCTTCGGTCAAAAGATCTTGACAAACGCCGCCTTCGCATAGTTCATAGTATTCTCGTAAAAGTTTCTTTGGCATTTTTTATGCTTCCTCTGGGTCTGGGAGGTCAACATCATCTGCGTCCTCTTGTGGGGCGCGCTTGGATGCAAGCGCTTTTATCTCATTTTCCAAAGCCTGTGCTATCTCTTTAAAGCCCTTCATGGCGTCCTCTAGGTGCGTGAGAGCAGCTTTCACATCCTCGGCTTGATCAACTTCTAATAAACTCAAATCTCTGGACATCTCCGTGTATAAGCTGGCCAGCTCTTTATGTTTAACCTTCATGATATGAGAGATCTTTTTATTGTCTGATAATCTATTTTGAGATTTTTTCACATCTTTTGCTGCCTGTTTGCGGCCCGTTTGCTTTAGCGCGAAGGAGGCGAGCGATCCCTTCGCTTTGCTGCCCCAACCTTTTAGGGCGGCGAGGCGCCGATCGAGGATGCCTTCATCTAGTTCGCTGCTCTCGACCATATTTTCAAGCTCTTCAGCGATAATCTGCTTCAATTGAGATTTGGTGATTCTCATAGTCACGATCCTTTACAGCAACGGCGAACAGGCTGCAGCATCCATTTGTTAGTCCAACTTGTGCTCATGTTTTACTCCATCATCTCCGAAGAGGGTTGTTAAAATATAAGATGTGCCCGAAGATATTCCTCCCAAAAGGAAAAAATTAAAGACAGTTACATCAAAACTAAATAGTTCTGTAAATGGAGAAAGTAGCATTAAAAGCCACCCAACATGAAATCCCATACACATAGGACAATTAGCTAACTCTCCGAGCTTACCTTTCTTGGGCCTTAATCTCGAAAAAATCTTGCCGTAGACAAGGATTTGTGTGAGCCCGTAGGCGCAAAGTATAAATGTTAATAGTTCTGTCATTCGGTTCCCGATACGGTTCTTTTGTTAAAGTTCTTGGAAATATAGGCCTGCAGTAGCTTGGTGATGTTTAGGTTTTCAAGCGGTGTTCTATCATCCATTGTTTTTAATGTGGCGCCTAAAGTTTTTAAAAACGCATTCTCAATAGGATCATCAACAATTTTGGAAACATCGTCATCCACGTCTAGGAAATCTAAAGCAGTGCCGGTTCTGGATTCATCTGGAAGCTGGTATGTGCTTTTTGCAAAATCAAACAGCGATTTAGCTGTTGCCAAGCCAGGGATTTTTCCCACCAATTCATCAACCACGGCATTCTTTGCTGCATCAATGACACCTCCTTTTAGCTGGTCTCCTCTTTTTTTAAGTTGAGCCGTTTGAATTAAGGATTTTAAATCACCTATAGTCTTAACATCTTCTACTCTCTTAATATTGGAAACTCCTTCTTCGTCGGCTTCAGTCAAAACTTTTCGCCAGCTTTCCATTATCAGCTTCATTTCAGACATTTTATAATCTCCTATAGGGTATAAAGATATCCTAATGCATAAGGATCGCGCACATAGCCCGGGCGAATAGATCCTTGCTCATCGTGATGCGGCACTTCTCCCAGCTCGGTTGAATCTTCTTTATCTGGGTGAACAAGCTCTGCATCATCCATAGCCACAATAGCCTCCATGGATTCAAAATAAGGCCTTTCTTCATCAATAAATTCCGAGATATTAATTAAAGCCAATTTGGATGCGCTTATATCTTCAGACAAAGGCTTTTCTAGTGTCCCCTCAAAACACCCATAAAAAGATCCCGCCTGGATGGACTCTGGAATGATCAGGCCCTTCTTTTGCAGATGGGCAAATAACCGATTTTGGGCGCCATAAACTAAATCATTCATGGTATCTTTGGGGAAGGCAAATACTTTATTTTGAGAAGTAGAAAGCACAATGTCAACATCTCCATGATCAAAAATCATAAGATCGCCATTAACGCTCTTCCGCACGTCCATTTCAAGACGCACAACTGCATCATTAGCGCCGGGACCTATTTTAATTTTAATCGCCATCGTATTCGATCTCCTGGGCCAAACTCTGTATTTTTAATATTTCCAGCAATACCTCTTGTGTGATCTCCGATTTATAATAAGACTCTATGAGGTGCAATACTTTAGTTGTTTTCTCCAACATCCGAGAATCATTTTTAATATCGGGCATCTCAAGACTCTTCGTGAGAACGTTCTTGAGGCGACCAACCTCTTCGTTTAAAAACATCTTTAACGACAGAGCATTGTCCGCAAACGAAGTGACGTAATGAGCAAGAAGCTTCTTTTGAGGCCCTGATAGTTGAGACTCATACTTGTTATTAAATTTTTGAGTGAAAAGCCGATACACATTTTTATCCATGACCGAAGTTTCATCAACAACCTCGGCAGCCAAGGCCATGTCATTTAAAATCTGGCGCTCTAACAATACCTTATTCTTAGCACCAACAGACATAGAAAAAATTTGAGAAATGGTGGCTAGACTTTTATAGTTGGGAACAAAGTTAGAAAAAACACTGGGGGAAAGATCCTTGTTAATGGTATTAATGATCTCTGTTTGTTCTTGAAACAACTCATCAGCATCAATAAGCTTTTTATTTGACTTAACTTCTTGTAAAATTTGAAGACTCGTGAGCTGATCTAAATTTTGTCGTGGAGAGAGCGCTCGATAACAATCCAAATCCCTAAACAACAAAGTGGATGGCTTAAAATATTCTTTAAGAATATTAATAGCTTTGTTTCGGGTAATAAAATCTTTTTTTAGGGTAGCAACAGTAATTTCCCTAATTAATGCCTCATATACAAACGCGCTATTGCGTTTTTTATTGTGCCTTATCTTCATTCTTTTGCTCCATTAGTAAATCGTTGCTGTGTTGTTCTAAATCTTCAATCAGAGTGCGAACAGTGTGGTGAACTTCAAAAAGCTTTTCTTCTTCTTTTAATTCATTCATCTTATAAATAGGCGCCTTGTTCTCATAAATACCGTTCGACAATCCTGTCATTTTTGAGACACCCTGAATGTCGGCCATTCCCGGAACGACATTTCGTAATGTAGCACTAGATTTTTCTCGCGCGTAGTGCGAGGCATAAGAGCGACTGCGGGCACCAGAGTTACGTTTATCGCTTTTAACAGGACGATAGGCCTTACCTTTAGAGCCCGGAGTAAGTCGAGGGGAATTTCGTGACCCAGGAGGTACCGCCAATAAAGCAGAGTCATCGCCACCGGCGTCTGCCTCGCCTGCTGGCATCTCTTCGCCGCCAAGATCACCACCTAGATCACCACCTAGATCACCACCCAAATCACCACCTAAATCACCGCCCAGATCACCGCCCAGATCACCACCCAAGCCGCCACCTTCGCCGGCGGCTGCAGCCTCTGCAACGGCCTGAAGGGCTGCATCGTGCTTCCGATCATAATACATTTCTCGCTGATTGCGGACAAATTGTTCATGGGACATTCCGAAGATATGTTCCGCTACCCAACTACGGGAGAAATAACCTTCGGTGGCAGACCCTGCGATGTCAAACTTTTGTTTCCAGTGTTCGATTTCTTGAAGTTCTGAAATCTTGGAGGGATTGTTTAGTAGCACCTCAAACGCCAACAAGTCATCTCCCCTAAATCCTAAAGTATAAAGGTGAATAATGCCAATTTTCGTCAGCTCGGCAGTGATAACTCGCTGCAGACGCTGTACGGTACGCGAAAAGCGAATATCCTTTTGCGCCAATGTCGTTTTGTCTTCCGCGGCGCCTTCGCCCATTGCAAGATATGCTTGTGGAATCTTAAGCGCAGAGAACAACTTGTCGCGAAGATATTTAATGTCATCAATTTGCGTAATATTTTGGGCCCCAGCAAGAGACTCAATACTAGTAGCAGTTCCAGGGCGCACAGGAATGTAATAATCCTCCTCAATTGACATTGGGTTGTATCGCAAGTCAACACGGCCCGTATCTGGATTAACAACAGAATGTCTTTTAAGTTGGGTGACAATCTTTTCCATATATTGCTCAACATCTTGAGGCGGGATTGCTCCCACATCAATCTTAAAAACGCGCCTCTCCGAAGAGCGCACTATTCGATATGCCATCATTGCATCTTCCATAAGAATAAGCTGCCGCCAAATCCGGCGCGCTGGTTCCAAAATAGAAGTTCCGTAAGGAGCATATTTATCATTACCTAAAATACGAAAATGAGAAATCTGCCAATTCTCAAAAGTGATTCCTGCGCTATTCCACTGGTACTGGATATAATTGGGGTTGGTTGAGTCCTTACCCTCTAATCTCTCTAGTTCTTGCGGAGGAAGAGCAATTACGGACTTAATACCGAACTTATCATCTACATCTAAATACAGAAAGAAGTCTCCATATTTGCACATAGTGCGCGCCCAGCCAAATAAATTATATTGTAGATTTAAGATCTGGTCGAACAAGATAGTTAGAACTGCTCGAATCTCTTCATTCGAACATTTAATATTTAACATGGGACTTAAATTAGAATAAGTGGTCATTTCATCCGCATAAATATCTAACGACGAGGCTATCTCTGGGGTGTATTCCATTTGATCAAAGTCGACGTAGCGCTCGGTTCTGCGCTGATTCGCCACAGCATTTGTAGCCACCACATCCAAAGGATTGTAAATAGATTTTTTAAACTGTTGGCCCGATGTTGACTTGAAGCGAGACGAAAATTTATCTAAATGTTGACGTCGGATTCGTCGTCCCGTCTGGGAGCGGTAGTTAACAATAGGGCCAGAGAATAATCTGGTTAAAGCCTTAAAAAGACGGTTTTGGTCATTTGCGGGATTTCTTGTAGGGGGCGCCATTTATTTTCTCACTTTATTATCCATTTATATTGTTTATATAGTTTTTCAGCTTCAGTCATTTTATCAAAAATATTGTCCTTCTTGTAGCCCTGTTGGCCAGAGATGCGTGTGTTAAATGTGGTAGTCGAAGTAATAATTGCATTTGCAAATGCTTTTTGATAATTTAAATCTCGCGCATTTGCCTGCAGCGCTGTATCTCGTACCCAGCATGCTATAGCAAGAGCCATAATTAAATCATCATTGTAGCCTTTCATTGCTTGCGGCTTACCATTCCTCCAAATAAAAGTTTTCATCTCGTTCACGGTACGAGAAGAATATATGGTAATTAGTTTGTTTCTGATAAACTCCTCTAATTTGGCCACAATCAGTGGGCGCGTCTTCATCGATGTGGTAAATCCTGGAACTGCCGAGTTGCGTACTTCTGCTTGGTGTTGCTCAATATATTCATGTGTGGACTTAATTGAATGGTAAACATTTGGATATTGATGGTCTTCAATAAGCTTTATTAGAACTGAATATCCAATATTATTGTTCTCGACAACGATCATACAACCGCCAAATTCTTTACCAACACTGTTTAGCATATTGGCAAACATATCAATCGTCGCTTTGCCTTGGTATTCTCCAATAATTTCTAGTGTTTCAAGCTTAACGATATGAAACGTAGAGAAATCGGCGCCATCGCCACGTGAAACGTCAGCCACTAATAGATAATTACAGGTAGGATCAAACTCTTCCCATAGCCAAAAGTTGCGATCAAAGCCGGTACGATATTTAGGCTCCTTAACCGTTGTCAGCATCCACTCCATACAGTCCGGATCAATAACCGTTTCACCAGAAGTGTTGAAGTTACATTGTAGCTCCTGTGCGATCTGTCGCTTGGACATATTCTTGGTTTCTTTTTTATACCATTCTTCATCTCTATCTGGATGCACATCCCACATGAGAGTGGTTAGGTTAAAGTTGTTGGTGCTGGAGTCTGCCTCGGAGCATGTTTTATGGAACCAGTTACCTACACCGTTGGGCGTAGAAAGGGCTATACATCGACCACCTGTTGACAGCGTGGGATATAGACCGGTCCATAGTTCTTCAAGGTTTTCGATATGCGCAGCCTCGTCTAATACCAAAAGCGACAGTGCTTCCGAACGGCCAGCATCACCAGACGTCGAGGCAGCCTTGATGGTAGAGCCGTTAGATAACTCAAACGATGTGCGATTATCAACGCTAATCTGTGCAATCTTAAGCCAATCGGGAACATTGCGCATAATGTTCTTAACTTTCTTAACCAAGTTTCCCGCTGTCGCAAACTTGGTTGCCATAACAAGAATAGCCTTATCGCGGTGGAACAACATCATCCACACGATGTAGCCTGCGGTAATAGTTGAGATACCTAGCTGACGAGCTTTTAGAATAACGTTAAAACGGTAATCATTAAAATCTTTGAGAAGTTCATCTTGGAAGTCGAAAGTGTTAAAAAGAATAAGTCCATGTAATGGATGCGATATTCTTGCGTAGTTGTTAAGGAAGTAGGAGGGGTCTTTTCCACACTTAAGAATCTCTTTTACTTTTTCTTGTTTGGATAATTGAAAACTCATTAATCATCTTGAGACTTTGACCAGCGGGAGATTGGATTGCCCTGGAAATCGCGCATAGAGTCCGGATCATCTTCCGCACCCTCGTGCTCTTGGCGGTTTCTCAATCTTTGATGAAGTTTCGCTAAGCTTCCTACAATATCGGTACCCTCGGGCGCTGCAGCGATCGCATCTCTTATAGTGCCACCTAAATTTAAATACTTTTGCCAGTATACATCTATATCTTTGATTTGTTTTATTGATTTGACGGCCAACTTTTGAAGAAGTTCATATCGCTCTTTGGCCATTTCGGCAGCCATGATGTCAGTTTGAGTTGAAGCGGGATCCTCAAGAACATCTAAAAATCCTGGGTATTTATCAACTGGAGAAATCTGTCTAGGAGATCGAATTTTTGACGATGCCACAGAGGCGGCTTGTTCTTCAGCGCTGGGGGCAAAGTCGGAGGCTTCAGACAATAAATCATATTTTCTTTCGATCAAATATATATAATATTCCTCTTGAATGATCTCCTTCACTGGGCGCCGTCTTCCTAATCTGATTTCAGGCCGATCGCCATAGGCGCCACCGGGCTGATACTCTGTGGGGAAGCTTTGTTCTTCGGGCTCTGCGTCTTCGTCATCGGCATATATCTTATCTGCTTCTGCCTCTAAAGCCTCTTCACCGTACATATGAGTGAACACATCTCCGAAAATTTCAGAGGTAGATTCGGCCGCAGAACCTTGAAGCATGGCGGCGATGGCCGGCGCAGCTATCTCGCGAGCAAGCTCCTCTTTGATAACTTCCTCGGTTATAATCTCGCGTAATCTTTCAAGTGTGATTTTCATTACTCTTTCTTCCGCTTATCGTTGGGGGGGCGCTTACCCCAGCCTCCTAGCTCCACAAAAGACTTCCATTGTTCTTCGGGACGATCACCTGTATTGTTGATGCTCATTTCTTCGGAAAGGCCTCCGATCTTATAGTGCATTTTTGCTTGAACCCACGTGCGCATATTAGAGCTACTTTGCACAAACACATCAATGTCCCCTTCTTCAGTAAGAGAGACACTGCGGCCAGTAATCTTCTTGTATTCCTTCTTCAAAAAGGAAGAAATATCCGCCACTCTTTGTCTGATTTCATCTTCAAAGCCGGTGCCGTATACCTCTCTCAACAATACGTCCGACTCATACGTCAAGCACATCATGTTTCCGTAAAATTTAACGCCAAAGCCATCAATAATTCGTTTGTCTAGAATAGGATCCCCCTCTTCTCTTTGAAGGCCGGCCTTGAGCGCATCGCCATCTTCGGTGAGCGCACCATCATATGCGTTGGCGGCTGCTTGAGACAGACCTTGAACGATTTCGTATACTGTTGCCATTATTTTTGGACTCCTTGTTGTGGTTGTGTTTTTTGAGCCTTTTGTAATTCAGCGGCCAACTGTTTAATTCTCGTTACTATTGCGCCAGACAAAATATTGGTTTCTTTAGACGCGCCGACAAGCATATCAGAAAGTTGTTTAATAAGTCCTCGTTCCTGGCTGGTTATACCTTGTTCGCCTTGAGAACTAGCTGCATCGAGGGCGCCTGATCGAACCTGGGAGACTGTAGCTTTGGCCTTACCAATCTCTGGTTGGGCTACCGGGGCCTCATTAAGGCTGTTAATCCGGATTTCTTCTAATTCTTCTAAAATTATCTTTTTAAGTCTTGCTTTGGTAATTTTCATTTGGGCGCCATCCTTTTAGCCATCTTTCTTCTCTTCCCTCGACATACTTTATATGACAACTACTGCAGCACTCAAATTTGACGAGACAAACATCATCCATAGATTTCTTTGGGAAAGACCCACAGACAGGACAACTTTTTAAAGATTCTCTATTAAGTAGTTTTTTTGAGATCTTAATACCATTAACATCAACTTTTTCTTGCCACTCATCATTTTTGTATTTTTTTTTATAAAATTCTTTCGATTGCTCAAGGTATTCTTTTTCTTTATTCTCGTTCCAGTTGCCCTTGGGGTTCTGAACGGCTTCTTTGCCATACTTCTCTGCGATGGCTTTTTCAATAGCCGCAATCCGATCGGGATCTTTATTCATTAAACCCCCTATAAGCTGCATAAGTTACGCCGATACCTGCCGCTACCCCGCCAGCAAACCACAGCCATTTATTAGATGGCGCCTGTTTTAACATTGCTTCTTGCAGTGCGGCAATTTCAATATCCTTTTGCTCAATACGCAAATCATATTCTTTAGTAAGTGCGTCTAAACGAATTTGAAAGTTTTCTCTTTCGAGCTGAAATTCAGTGGCCTGGACATCAATCCGATATTCTACTTCTAAATCGCAATCCAGGCGATATTCCAACGGGAGCACAAGCAACTCGGCTATACCGCGCTTGTTAAACAAAACACCCTCAAAGGGCGCTGGTTCATCCTGACCCACAATAGTAAACTGTGGCGGCTCTGCGTGAGCCACCATCGAAAATAATAGTGCTTTAAGGAACATATTGAAACCCGAATGTGTCTGTTACTTGTTCTGCGAGTTCTTCTTTGTTTTCTGTGAACTGTTTTCGGTTGTCGATTGTTGTCTCAATTTCAATAATTCTTTCCTCAACCACCACTTCAACCTTAGCTCTTTCTTCGTCATATTGTCTCTCCAGTAATTCTAACGCATCGCGATAAGTTCGCAATGCATGCTCTTTTTTCTCTAACTCTTCCGCATGAATTTCTTGTAACCCGTCGATTTGATTTTGAAGAGATTGCTGACTCGCTTCGTAAGTGTTCTCAAGCTGCTTATAATCATAACGCATTTTTCCGATAACTGTAAGTAAAAGAATAACAATTGTTATTTCTTTCCAGTTTTTCTTTACGAACCCCAAAACTTTAAGCCAGTCAACTTTAATCATCAAACACCTTTCATTCTAGCAATGCCGTCAATAATAGCCTGACCGCCAATATAAATTGCCGAGATCATAACCCAATCGCCAGAAGCCAGATCAGAAAACGCCAACAATCCTGTTGCCGTCAACCAAACCATAAACTTACGAGAAATTGCTTTCTCTACTAATCTATCTAATTTTCCTGATACATAATCCATCACTTGTTCTTCCTTTCTTGTAAATATTTCTTAAGCTCTTCTCGGATAACTTCTTCCACCGAGTAGAGTTTCTTTAAGTATTTCTTGGCTTTTTCTACTGAAGCGGAACAGCCCACCGGCTTTGATTCGCCTTTTTTGTAAACACATTTTCCTTTTCGTTCATAGGGCACTCTACTGTTTATTCCTCTTATTTATAATCTTCCGGCTAGTTTGGCGTTAACAGCAGGATAAGCCGCCTTGAACGAAGGAATAGCCAAACGAATACTCTCCTCATCACAAGGGCCAGTATACCAAGCCTCAAACAAGGCCACGCCATCGACCTTTAAAATGTGCTTATAACAACCGGCTTCTCTTAGAATATAAATAAATGTTTCTACACACGATTCCACTTGTGGGGCCTCCACCGGAGGAGCTTCTTCAACGATCGCCTCGTTGCTAAACCAAGATTTTATTGTATTCCACAATTTCATGTTGCTAATCCATTCATACTTAGTATCGCAATCAATCCAGGCACATTCTTTCGCACATAAACGCCAGAGAAAAGTGTCTCGCATCTACCGCCGACATAAGCGATTGCCGACTCAATATTTTTACTGACTCTCGGGTCTGCTACCATTTCCTCAGAGGCCACTAAGATTAACGAACCTGCGGCGGCTTTGCCTTTAGGTGGAGGACAGGCTGATCTGTTCATACAGTTATGGAGGATCACCGATCCAAGCTTTCCAGTATTTGGATCTTTTATCATGGTTGAGCCGAGAAAAGCTCTTCCGTCATTGCCCAAGCATGTTTCCAGATCTTTACTATCAAAAGATTGAATCGGTGAATCCTCGGTGGAGAGTTTTAGCACCTGGGCGAACGACTTAGCAAATTGTGTGTTGGCGACAGGATACATGCCGAGCATGCCGATTCTGCCACGAAGCAAGCGCGTGGCGCGCTCGTTATCTAGAATGATGTGCGGGTACTTGGCTACGTCATTAGCCAGCGTCAGCGCATTTCTAGCGATTGTGGGGTTAAGGTTTTCTTGTGCTGTTGGCCAAGAAACCACATAAACAACTTTTCCGGAAGACTGAACGGATTTCATATAACGTTCGAATACCGGGTGAAGTGCGGTCACAGAACTTCCGGTTCCGCCGCCCCCACCAGCTAAAACAAACAGCCAGTCTACCTTTCCAAGCTTAATGCGTAGCGCGTCTTCAACAACGGCGCCGTTCTGTGACAAGACTTCCTTTCCGTATTCTGTATTCTTACCGATGCCATCGCTATCGGGAATAAGAACAACGTGATCTTCTTCAACGTTCTTGGGAATATCTTTGCCTGTGGTGTTCACAAGCAATGTCTTATTAAAACCAAGTTCAATAAAAGCGTTAGCCATTTTATTGCCTCCACCGCCGACTCCAACAAATCCAACGTTCAACGAAGAAGGAGCAGTGTTTTCTGGGAGGAGATCTTCATCAGAGTATTCCATCTGTAATCCAAAGTCCTCAACCATTCCGAAATCCTCTGCTGCAACTTCTTCATGATAGCTGTCTTTCTCCTGATTAAAAGAGGGTGGTGGTTCTGCGGGAGGCAGAAAATCAAATTCGTTATCGTTGTCTTTCGTGCTCATTTATTGCTCCGATTCTGGTTTTTGTGGCAAAGGAAGAGTTTCGCCGGCGTCGATTTCTTTTTGGGCATGATCGATGAGTGTCTGTTGCCAGGGATTGCTGGAACTCATCATCATTCCTGGCATGGCTAGCATGCGTTTGTAGTAGTCCACGTCTCTTCTGTCCTTCGGATTTTTCTCTTCCCACCTTTTGCGAGCCTCTATATCCACTTGTGACGGCTGGCTTCCAGAGTATCTTCGCTTTTTATAACGCGGACCAGATCTTACAAGACGTGCATCAGTCGCAGAGTCGTACTCCTCTTCATTAAGCGCTTCGCGAAGCTCTTCCTTAATAATCTGTTTAAGTTGGGATTTTGTGATTTTCATCCTTTTCTCCCGCTAAACTTATCGCTTGGATTTTTTCCTAGTTCCATAAACGCAGGATCGTCTTGTAATCCATCCCACCACGCTTGAAGTTGATCGGCAAGATAAGAATCCGCTCTGCCTCCCAGCATCTCATCAATTATCTCTTCAATTTCATATAAATTAAATGTACGAGATTCTTTTAAAAGGCTATCTGCTTCTTCTTTAATAATCTCTTTAAGTTGGGACTTGGTGATTTTCATTATTGATTAACCCTAGCGTATCCGCGTTTTTTGTCTATAACAATTTGCATATCAACGCAGTCTTTGAGCGAATCAAGGTGTGAGATAAGCAAAACGTTCTTAAAATACACTTTAATTAGTTCCAAGATTCGAATAAAACCCTCCATATTTTCTTCGTCTAGTGCTGTTCCTGGCTCATCTAGTATGAATAAGTCACCCTTGGGCAATGAAGACACAGATAGAAGCGCCAATCGAATAGCCATCGCAGCCATCGTTTTCTCTGCACCTGACGCCATTTCAATCGGGCGCTCATCATATTGCGGGTGCTTAATAAAGATGTCAAACTTGTTGCCAGAGCTTTCAAAGAAAATCTCAAACTCCACAATGTTAGCAAGCACCTTTGCAATCTCTTGATTGATTACTGGTATTTTCTTTTTGATAACATCGTAAGCAATTCCGTTAGGGTGCATACATCGCATAAACAAATCATATGCCGCAAACGATGATCTTAAGTCGTGGTATTCTTGCTTTTGCTCTCGCAGTGTTTCTACACGTTGTTCGTAGGAACCCACAAGTTTAACGAGGTCAAGCGTCTCTTCTTCGCAAGATACAATCTTCTTGTTCTTGCTCTCGATACTTTTCTCTAGTTCGCGTTTTTCACCCAATAACATTTCAAGATTTTCAATGGCTTCCTTGTTGTCCTCATACTCGTTGATTTTCAATGAGATATCTTTAAGCGCAAGCTCGATTTTTGACTTGACAGTTTTATTGCGTTCGCGCTCAAGCTCAACTTGCGTTTTTTCGGTGTCAATTTTCTTGATTAATTCTGTAATGCGCGCATGCTCCATAAGCTGTGTAAACACCTCACTTGGGTTAAGCGCCGATAGATCAATCATAGCATGACGAAGTTCGTGTTCGGCCAACTCTTTACTGGCAACAGCTATATGAGCATCACGAATAAACTTACATTTAGGAAAGCTTTCGCCGCACGGAATGTCATTAAGAAGCTTTTCTTTCTTTCCAATTTCTTTTATTTCTTCCGTGGCTTTCTTTTCTTTATTGTGTAAAACATCGATCTCTCGCTGAAGCTTCATCAGCTTTCCGACATCAACTTCGTCAATTTTTATCCTAGAGTTTTTAGCTACACGCTTCTTTCTTTCAATCTCTTTTGATTGCTCTTTAATTTTTTCAGTGAGCATTAGAACTTTTTGTGTCTTTCCCTTTTGTTCTTCGCGAAGTTTAGCGATATCGATTAGCTCATTAGGAATTGCAGAAATTTGCGACTCCAGGGCGCCGGCGCTATCTTGCAAGAGCGACAACTCCTCTCTCAACTCTGTGCACAAGTGCTTATTAATTTTTACACTATCACGATGATCTTCAAGGGTCTCATGGATGCTATCAATCTCTTCATCATAATTCTTATCTTCGTGCTTCTTAAGCATAACCTTGGCTTCAACAGAATCTTCTTTAGCCATTCTAAACTTCTTTTCAAACACCTCTAAATCCAAAAATTTAGCAATGATCTCTTTCCGACGGGTTGAACCTTCGTCAATAAACGCTAATGCGCCATGCTGCGACGCCAGTGAAGAAACCATAAAGTCATCAATCGTTCCAAAATGCTTTCGGATATTTGCGTCTGTTTCATTACGAGTTGTGCCATTAAGAGAGGTCACCTCATCAGTAACGTGATCGCGCACCTCAAAGTTCAGATCGGTCTTCGCCTCAAGTGTCTCAACACCTTTCAATCGCTTTGTATATTTTACCGACTCTCGCTCGATTGTATATGTGGCATTGTTGGCCTCAATTGTAAGTCGTCCTCGTCCGCTATCTCTATTCTGATTAATGACGTTGAGGTTTTTTCGCTCGTTCTTTGAAGTTGTATTAAAAAGAGTATAAAGAGCAGCATCGATAATTGAACTCTTGCCGCTGAAATTCTTTCCGAAAATGCCAACAATACCATTAAGCCTATCAAAATTAACAGCATTATTTTTTCCATAATTAAAAAGGTTATCGAATTCAAATGACTTTAGTTTCCAATTTACATTGCGGGCTATCTCCTCTTTCTCTTCAATAATTTTATTATACGCACGATTAAGGTCATAAACTTTTTCCATAGTGTCAGCAGGCACCTGAAAGTCTTTAAGGTACTCATCAATGAGTTCCTCTTGGATCTTTGGATCTCGCAGGTTCTCTGTCTTCAGTCCGTTGGTAATATCCTCCACATTTCCGCGTTGACCGCTAGCACGATTTAAAAACGAAATACTTTCAGGCTTGAAGCGGTGCTTCGCAATGTCCATTGCTCTGCGCATTACATCGAGCGGCAAATTGTTGTTGCTTACAAGTCGAAGTCGTGCGCCTGTCGGCACTTCAATCTTTTTAGGCATTCGCCCCTTTAACGTAAGGGGAATCGTAAAGAATGGCTTTGGATTCTTGAGCACAATCGGCTCAATATCCCAATCATCCTTTGACTTAATATCCCAAATAAGAATACCCTTGTCGTTAGTCTCGCCGTGATTCTGTTGGACTGTCGAGCCGGCGTACCACACGCGGCCTTCTTCATCCAAGAACTGTCGCCTGTGAATGTCACCAAGCATTGCAAAATCATGGTCGTCAAAGATTGTGATTGTGTCTTCGCCATTAACCATTGTCCAGCCAACATCAGTCTTACAGTTGCTAATTGAGCCATGGTAAAGTGCGATATTGATCTTGTCTGGATTGCTTGGTTTGATCCACTGCTCTCGATCAAATACAGATAACACATTAAGGCAGAACTTATCGTCCAAATGTGTTTCACCAGAATCTTTGAGCAAGTTGAGTCCGGATAAATTTAACGCATCTACAATCGGCGTAAGCGCGTCCTGGCGGCTGCTGTTTTTTAGATTGCCGTCGTGGTTACCCAAGATAATATATGTGGGCGCGATCGACGCCAAGTTACGGAAGAAGTCGGAACACATCTCCACAAACTCTGGTGAGATTTGTGTTTTGGTGTGTGCGATATCTCCGCAGTGGACGATGTAGTCGACCTCTTGTTCTCGTAATGTTTCGTATAATTGCTCAAAAACAATTCTATACTCGTAATGATACTTCAAATTTTTGATATGAGTATCGCTTATATGTGCAAACTTCAAGTTCCCTCCAGACGTAGTTATGCCGTTAGTATTATAATACCCTATGCGGGATCGGTTGTCAAGACTTTTTATTTATATGCCTACTTATCGACCGCGGGCGGCACGATAAGCTTGCCGAGCAGCTTCATATTCCTCTGGATCTTGTTCTCTGTTTGCGTAGGCTTGTCGCATGCGATCTTTAGCGGCTGCTAGTGGATTTGCTGCTGTATCTGCAGCTTGGGCGCCGGCATCAAGAGAAGTGTTGATTGCTTCCAGGGCGGCTTCCCATTTAGCCGAAACACCCTTTAAAGATTGAGCATAAGCAGCCGCGGCTTGACCTAGATCGCCTTGAAGTTCCTTTAGTTGGGGTATTGCTTGTCGAATGGCTTGAATGAATCCTTGCCTATCTTGCTGCACATTAGATGCATATATCCTATTTGCTACATAGGTTGCTATCTGATTCAAATCTGAATAGGCATTTGTAGAAACTAGTTTGTGCAAGTGTTCAACTGGGTTACCTGATGATCCAATTTCGGTGCGCTCTTCAAGTACTTTTTTAAGTTCTTCGACAATAAGGTGCTCTAATCTCGTTCTGTTTTCGTTCCAAGAATCCGCCGGCGATGGTTCGTCTGTATAGCCGCCTTCGGCGCGCAGAGAATCATACTGATCCCAAATAGCATTAATGGTCTCGTTTCCTTGGGGAGATTGCGAACGAAGATCTTCGACCGCTTCTGGGCCCTGCTCTTTTTCGATTCTCTGTAATTCTTGAACACCGCTCTCTACAGCATCTTCGGACATTTTATCTAGTAGGGCGGCGCCGCCAACTGCGATATTGGCCGCTGTTCCGAATGTTGCCAAACCTAGAAGCCAGTCTTTTAAGGTGGCCTCATTCAATTGTTTTATGATCATCTCTTTTAATATTTGTTCTGTAATTTTCATAACATTAGTGCTCCTATTGCTCCATAAAGCATCGCTCCTATAACAAGACCGCCCATGCCAACGATCCCGATAATCTTAATTAGTTCCCAATCGCTTATGCCTTTCTTAAAAAGATATCGTGAGAGTTTTCTTAACATTATTATCTTCTTGACATCCTCTTACTATAGTCGCTACGGACTGTGGCGCCTTCATATCCGCTAGCGCGTTGACCAGAGGGGGCAAGATTCCCTATTGCATCAATCACCAGGGCGACTTTCTTGTCTAACCATTTGGGAGCGGTGGCCATTAGATTTCCAATAGTTTGAGTAATTGTGTTGGTCACTCCTTCGGCTTCGAGTGCATCACCTTTACTATCCCAGTAATCCTCAATATCTCCCATATTCATAGCTTGTTTCAGAGCATGTCCCATATTAGAATCCAGAAGCTCCGCAAAATCTGTTCCTTCTAAAGATGATGGTGTATAGTTGCCGTCTCTTATATCTGCCATATAGTGCTGAAGAAATTTCATACCATCTCCACCCATCTCAAAATTGGTCCGATCGTCTCCTCGTGGTTTTCCCACCATGGTGCGCATCGTATCCATAAAACCTTCGTCTAGGCTTTTTTCAATCTCTTCTTTGATGATCTGCTTAAGTTGGCGTTTTGTAATTTTCACCCTATAGGTCTCCATATTGTCTAAAGGCTACCCAGTTCTTTAAGTATTCGCGGGCGGGCTCTATTTCTGCTTTTCTGCCCCAATTCGGCATGGACTTCATAAGATTCTGTCCCCAGTCTTCTGCAGCTTCACTTGCTTTTTCTGAAATAGCATCGGCATAAGGTACACCTTCCCCATATCCAAGGCGCCTGAATGCGTCTACAATTTTTTCATACTGCTCTGCTAATTCTGGAGAAAGTCCTTTCTTAATCGGATCTTGGGGAAGGCTATAGCTTCCTCCCATGTTGGCAAGACGAGAACCTTCGGGCTCCAGCCCGCCGCGGCCAGGATCGTCTATGTTTCTTATAGCCTCAACGTACCTTTTGACAGACTTATAAAACGCCATCATATCTTCGGCGGCAGGATGACCTGCTGCTTTTGCATCGAGGGCACTTTTGGCGCCCTCGGGGCCCCAGAATGTGACAAGCGGATCCGCTTGTTCAGGCCAAGCTTCTTGCAACAGGATAGAAAGCTCTTCCTTGATAATCTGCTTAAGTTGGCGTTTTGTAATTTTCACTTCTTGCGATCCTTGGCCATCTTTCGGAACGTCTTTGCAAGATTGTACCGCTTGGATCCCGGGGGACATTTGTCGCTACCAAAGTTCTTGCCAGTGCAAACCCCTTCGGTACCGCGTCTTTCAATGTCCTTTTCAGCATCTTGAATCCAATTATCGTCTTTCTTTTCATCCAAATTTTCAGCAATACCTTGCTCATCTAAACACTTTTCATATTCAGGAGAGTTGCGCTTATGTTTCTTCGCGCATTTCGCATCTGCGTCAACATTATCTTGCCACTGGCTTTCATCAAGAGCGGCTTCAAGTTCTTCTTTAATAATCTGCTTAAGTTGTGTTTTTGTGAGTTTCATTTTTGATCAATCCTTATTCTTCAAATCCTGCGGCTGGTGTAATAGACTTGACCAGTTTCGTTAAGAAGTTAACGTAAGAATTTGCCGAAGAAGGATCTTTTTTTATCATATCGGCAACAATTCCTTGAATTTGTTTTTCCGCCTGCACGTGTTGAGCGACGGGACCCTTCATTCCTTTGATCTTGTCGAAGGCTTTGCCCTTAAGTGCGCCGCCCATGCCTTTAAGTGCGCGGCCAAGACCAAGTTCATCAATTTGTTGTGCCTCTTCAAAAGTCTGGCGCTCCTTGTCGCGCTCGGCTCTGTGGCGTTGTTGCATGCGGCGTTGATCACCCGCATCATAGGCACGTGCTTGTTTTTTGGCCGCTGCAGCACGCTTTTGTCTTGCTTCGGGACCAGAACCGAATCCGCCAGGGCCGCCTCTCTTTCCAAAAAGCTTGGGTAGTTGCTTTTGTGCTTTCATTAATTCCTTGCCATATTTTTTCATGTACATATCGTTAACGGCGCCGACATCTTCACCAGCCTGAATTGCCTTCCAACTCGCGACGGCATATTCATCATACATTTGCACTACTTGCTTCAAGTACTCAAAGGCTTTTGCGCGATCAGGATTTTCTTCCATATATTGTGCCATGATTTCGGACGTTGGGGTGCCCGATGGGGCATCCATGGACTGGGTGGACTCGTATTGCCAATCACGAACAAAATCGGCCAAATCAATATCTCCGATATGGAATCCTTTTATAGCCTCAGTAGGACGGGATCCCTTTTGATGGCCCGTAGCTGTTAAGTACGGCATCAGACGCGTCGGTGCGGATTGGGCCTCCATCATCATTTGTGGGCGCTCCATCTTCTCGTCCATAAAATAACGAGGATCAATTCTCTTTACATTTTTTCTTCTAGCCATTGTGTTCTCCTATACAGCTGACAGCAAATCTAACAATAAATAGTTATCTCTATCGATAAAGGTTGCGTTTTGTTTTCTTTCCTCAAATACATCTTTCGGCATAGAGCCTACGTCTTCATAACCGCTTACATCTATCTTGTATAGCTCCACGTCATACTTTAACAAAGTCTTGATTACTTTTCGTTCTTTTTCTGCTGCATCAGGATCAAGTGCGATGTAGACTGGTGTGTCGTTGAAAACAATTTTCTTGATGAGCGAAGAATCTGTGCGTAGCGTCGAGCCCAATATTGGGACAGAATTTCCTGCGTTGATTGCATCGAATACCCCCTCTACAAGAATCAGGTCTTCGTTCCAATTAACATACAATTCGTTAAACACGATGTTTTTGGAGGCACGTGGATTCTTGTATTTGTAAGTATCACCATTGTAACTTCTTGCCACAAAATAACTAACATTTCCGTCATCATTGAAAGAGGGCACCACAATTCTGTTGCGATACTCTCCACTAAAGCAGTATCCGATCTTCCATTTTAATATTTGTTCGTCGGTAATACCGCGTGATTTCAAATAGTTACGGGCATATAGTCCGGTCTTTGGTATGTTGTCGTGACAGAGGCTTATGAATTCTGGCGGGAGTTCCAGGATCTGATCGTGTCTCTCCACGATTCCCTGATTAAAGAGATCATCAAATCTTTCCAGATCTTCCCTGCCGAATATCGCGTCCCATTTCTGTAATTGAGTATAGGTACCAAAAGACCTAATAACACGCCTAATAGAGCGGCCCCTATAATCACAAATCCAACACTTAAATACATTTTTAGACAGGTTAACAGAAAGTTTAGATTTGTGGTGATTGCACTTCGGGCAGTGGAACAAAATTTCCGAACCGCGATCCATGCCGCGACCAAGCGCTTCATTCAGTATCTTCTTCGCTGCTTGCTTGTTCAATCGCCCACCCTGCTTTTGCTATAACAATTGCGTCCGCACGGTCATACGATT